AGTTCTAGTTCTAGTTCTAGTGGAAGTGGAGGATACTAATGGCATATAGACCAGCAACACCCGGAGGCTCATCATCGGGCACAGCGGCAAAATCCTTAAGTAATTTAGGTATATCGAAAGCAACAGGCACAGAAGCCACTGTTCAATTTTTATCTGGAATAGGAGAAGAAAAAGTTGAACTTAATGCAGGAGAATATGATGCGGCTGTGGCATTTTTTGAAAACAGAGATTACGATAGATTAGCGTCGGAGTCAATTGCATATGTATTAATGCGTCAAGCAAAAGTAGATGATGTAAATGTATTCAAAATATTAGATACTCTTGAAGCACAAGCAAGTAAAGATCCAGTTACTCTCAACAATCTTGTTGGAGAAATATTAAACCTTAACAGATTCAAAACATCAATTCTTGGATTCAAATCTGCTGGTCCACAAAACACATTAGCAAAAAGAAACATCAAGGCATAATGTATGGCACGTTGGGCACAAGGATTATATCAGCCTAAACATGTTGACAAATATATAGGAAAGAAAACTCCTAGATATAGATCATCATGGGAATGGGCCTTTATGAATTTTTGTGATAATAATCCTTCAGTAATGCAATGGGCATCGGAATCAATTCAAATACCTTATAGACATCCACTTACAGGCAAGAACACAATTTATGTTCCTGATTTTTTTATTGTGTATAACAGTAAAAACAAAAAAAGAATTGCTGAATTAATTGAAGTCAAACCTAACAATCAAGCAAAGTTAGAAAATATTGGAAAGAATGTACAAAATCAAGCGGCATATATTGTGAACAAAGCCAAATGGGAAGCCGCAGGCAAGTGGTGCAAACACAAAGGCATTCGTTTCCGCATACTGACCGAGAGCGATATCTTTAAATAGACAGATGACGAAAAAACTTGAAGAAATATTTGACCTTGAACAAGACAGTACATCTCAAACGGCAGATGATATGCGAGAATCGTTAGAAGTTGAACAAGCCGAAAAAGACAACGCCGAAGCAGACATAATGATCAGAGAAAAAGTAGCAGTTGATAAGATCGACGCCGCACTTCCACAGGTCGGTGGGTTGGAAGATGACAAAGAGATTGATGAGTATGCACAAGAATCCTTTCAAGCATATAAAGATTTAATGGACCTGGGCATGAATATTGAACCTAGACTGGCAGGACGTATCATGGAAGTTGCTTCCAGCATGATGAATAATGCTATCACGGCAAAAAATTCGAAAATTGACAAAAAATTAAAAATGATTGAACTACAACTGAAAAAAGAGAAGTTAGATCAAGGAAAACCCGAAGAAGAAGTTGTTTCTGGCACAGGATCAGTGGTTGCAGACCGTAACGAACTGATAAAACAGATTCTAGCGAACAAACCTCAAGATGACAAGGAAGATAAATAATATAGTATGAAAACATTCAGAGAACTATTAGCCGAATCAACTAAAACTTATGCAGTCCGTGTAAAGATTGCAGGTGACTTGCCAGAAGCATTTGAGAAAAAATTTAAAGACTACATGACAAAGTATGAAGTGGTTGAATTCAAGAAGGTTGGTAGCACGCCAGTTCAAGAACACCCACATGAATTTCCAAGAATAAAAAATAAAGAAGTAGCAATATTTGATGTTGAAACATCTTATCCTATTTCATTTCCGCAACTTGAAGGTGTACTTGCTGAACATTTTGGAGTATCAGCTGATCACATAAGAGTTAAACATCCTGCAGACGTAACAGAAATTATGCCTGACGATGAAGGCGAGTATGAGTCAAAATTAATGGATGGTGAATACAAAGATTCACCAAAAACAGAGCCAACTTTTGGAGATGAGTACAACATGAGTCTGTTTAAAGAATTAATGAAGGATCGCTCAGAACAATCTGCAACACAAGAAGCAGGCAAACTGGTAAGCATGGGTGACGAGCAAGGCGAAACCATGTTTAAACGTACAGATGCTAATCCAGATGGCGTACAAGCTGGATCACTTACAAGACACTCCAAATAATCCACAGTAAATAGTTGTATGGGACAAAGTTTACAAGGTAATCTCACCAAAAAAGCACACACAAAACAAAAGTATACTGAACAAAACATTCTTGAGTTAAACAAGTGTATCGATCCTAAATCAGGTCCATTATATTTCTTGCAAAACTACTGTATGATTCAACATCCTACCAAAGGTTCTATGAAATTTGAAATGTTTGAGTATCAAAAAGGATTAGTAAACACATATCATGACAATAGATTTGCTATTGCCATGTTACCGCGACAAACTGGTAAGACAACATGTGCGGCCGCTTATCTAATATGGTATGCTATGTTTGTGCCAGACTCACAAATACTGATTGCGGCACATAAATTCACAGGTGCACAGGATATTATGAATAGAGTAAGATTTGTTTATGAAAATTTGCCTGACTTTCTACGTGCTGGAGCATATTCTTATAACAGAAACACACTAGAATTTGATAATGGCAGTAGAATAAAAGCAACCACAACAACAGAAAATACTGGTAGGGGTATGTCATTGTCTTTGATATATTGCGATGAGTTTGCATTTGTGCAACCTCCACAAAAGGCCAAAGAGTTCTGGACTTCATTAGCACCTACATTAGCAACAGGCGGTAAATGTATCATCACATCAACGCCAAACTCGGATGAGGACCAATTTGCCCTTATATGGAAAGAAGCAAACAAAAAACTAGATGACTATGGAAATGAATTGCCTGTGGGCAGGAACGGATTTGCCGCATTCAAGGCAAGTTGGAGAGAACACCCTGACAGGACAGAAAAATGGGCAAAAGAAGAACGTGCAAGAATAGGCGAAGAAAGATTTAGGCGTGAGCATGATTGCGAATTCTTAATTTATGACGAAACACTTATCAAACCAACAAAATTAGCAGACCTAGAAGGAATAGATCCTATTTCACGTCATGGTCATGTACGTTGGTATGCCAAAGTTAAAAAAGGTTGTGCTTATATTGTGTCTTTAGATCCTAGTTTAGGCACAGGAGGAGATTTTGGTGCAATACAGGTATATGAATTACCTACTATGACACAAGTTGCTGAATGGCAACACAATAATACACCAATCCAAGGACAGATCCGTATCATGAAACAGATGATAGATCAGATTGCTGAAGATTTAAAACAGTTTGGTGTGTCTCAACCTGAAATTTATTATTCTATAGAAAACAACACCATAGGAGAAGCAGGATTAATTGCCATTTCTGACATAGGTGAAGAAAATATACCAGGACAAATGCTGTCCGAGACAGCAAAAAAAGGACATGTACGCAGATTTCGAAAGGGTTACAACACAACACACAATTCAAAAATGAGTGCCTGTGCAAAATTTAAACAGATGCTGGAAGGTGATTCAATGAAGATACAATCCAAGAATCTTGTGTCAGAATTAAAGAATTTTGTTGCATCCGGCAACTCATACAAGGCAAAACCAGGCGAACATGACGATTTAGTCATGTCTACACTACTAGCTGTGCGTATGGCAAGCACAGTATCTGCATGGGATCAGAAGCTTTTTGAAAGATTACGTGATTCTGAAGAAGAAATAGTGATGCCTATGCCTATTATCATCACATAAATTCGTATAAATACGTATATAATGGCAAACCAATTAAAAGTTTCTGACAACACATCTATCTCTATGCCGATGCGTAATTTGATAAGCATTGTAATCGCAGTAGGAATGGGAGTGTGGGCATATTTTGGCGTGGTGGAAAGACTCAACAAAATTGAAACAGAACTACAATTAATGCAACAAGATTTATCAGCCGCTACAGAATTTATTGCAGGTGTGCCAAAAGGTGATATGGTATCACCACAAATACAAGAACTGTTTATGCTCGTAGAGTTTTTAGGCGGTAATGTAGACAAGCTGAAAGCACAAATGGAAGAAGAAATTCCAATGATTCAAAAGAATGATATGGTCATTCAGTTCCATGAAGAAAGATTAATTGATTTAGAAGAGAAAAACGGGTCACACTAATGATAGAATTAGTATTTGCCATGCTTATGATACAAAATGGCAACACAATAGAATATGTGCCTACTGATGGCATGACCGATTGCCTACAACAAAAGAGAGTTGTGGCAAGATCGATAGGTGAAGACCAAGAAGGCATATACCTACAATGCACACAACTAAAAGCGGAATTGTATGAAGATTGTGTAGGCGATACTTGTAGATTAAAGATTAAGAAGATCATCGAAGATTAACAATAAATATAGTCATGGACTTATCAGCAGTAGCATCAGACCTATTTGACGAGATTAAATCACGCTATACCAACCTCACACTTGGGGATGATACAGCACAAGTTACCACTGATCCTCAATTAGCTCGTTTTTTCAAGTTCAATTTCAATGGCAATGCAATTAGTATAGCAGTTGATGAAACTGAATTACGTTTGATCTACAACAGAGATATCACTGATATGCTTGATGAAGAACAAGAATCAGATTGGTATAATTTTTGCAGAACCATGCGTGAATTTGCTGTGACACACAATTTAGGATTCAAACCACAAGACATAGAAAAATTAGATCTCGAACAAGGGGATTTTGAATTCATGTCGCAAGTAAATACAGTTAAGGAAAGCAAAATGCACGGAACAAGTAAAACATCATACGACAAACTAGACAAAACTAAGATGATCGTACGTCATTCTAAAAAAGTTGACGAAGATGTACCTGGTGCAAGGTCAAGAAACATATCAGCAATTTTTATTGAGAACGCACAAGGAGAAAGATTCCGTTTTCCATACAATTACCTAGCAGGTGCTAGAGCAATGATGATGCATGTTGCCAAAGGTGGCAATCCATATGATGCAGTAGGTGAATCGATTGTAAGCAAAGTTGATGAAATTGCTCAACTTAAGAAATTTTCAAACTATGCTGTGAGACAAGGACTTGTAGATGAAACTACTTTGCCATATGTTGAAGCGGCAACAGACAAAATTAAAGAAGCAAAGAAAACATTACACAGATTGTCGAAAGAAACTGCATATGAACAAGCAGTTGAAAGTCTAAATGCACAAGAAAATGATCTACAGGAAGATGATATTAATGATTTGAAAAAAATGTTCACTAAAGAAACATTTGATGAAGATATTGTAGATGCATTTAAATTTTTGCCAGTGAATGAATTCAAAAAAGACGATGATGAAAAAGAAATAGACTTTAAAGCAATGACAGGCACAGCAATGAGAACAGCTCCATATGTAAACAAATGGCTTTCGAATCCTGAAAACGCATTGATATTGAAAAAAGATGATTCATATGATAAACTTCAGAACAATCTAAGAAGTCAGATGAAAGACACTGAACAAAAACTTGCCGCTGTGATGCGTGATATTGCAACAAGATTTTTGTCAGCTGATCCACAAGATGATGAAGTGGCAAACTTTGCCTCAGATATGGAAACAAAACTTGCGGCAGCTGGAGAATTATTCAACAAACAAGATCCTAACATGAAAACACTTAAAGGTGTTGCTATGCAGTTGGCAAACAGATATCTACAAGATATGAAAAAGATACAACAAGACGCAGAATACAAAGACGAAGTAAGAAAATCGCCAGAAGATGTCAAAGCATTTAAAAATATTAAAGGTAAAGACATAGAAAAAGGCAAACTTACAAAACAATACAAAAGAAAATACAAAGACGAATCATCACAGTTTGAAGCATGGTTAGACACAAAAGTTGCTGAAATGGAAGTTGCTTTAGAGTCAGATGAAATTGTCAAATCAGAATATCAAGATCCCTACACAGTTTAAGTAATAAGATGAACAAAGTATTATGTGCTGGTTGCAGTCACACTCGTGAATTTTATTGGGATCCTTGGCCATCTTATATTGATAATTCAGTTAACGTTGGTATTCGTGGAGCAGGACCGGACCTTATTTCCAAACGAGTAATTGTTGAACTTGCTACAAATGAATACACACATGTTATTATACAATGGCCCGATCCTAACAGATGGGATCTATACATAGAAGATAAAGATCATGCCTTTGAGGCGTTGCCTATCAGTGGAATGCAACAAAATCAAAAACGTACATTCAGCGACTTGAATGGTAATGAAGTCGACATAGACGGGTATTGCACACCTGGCAGTGAACACAGAGGATACATGAAGACGTATTACAAACAATATTATTCACCAAAACAACATCAGATTAACTTTTGGAACTGTGTTTTAAATGTGCAGTTGTTGTGTGAGAAACTTCATATAAAATATGCATGGACCACTGTACTAGATCTTCATGAGTATGGTGATTGTCCTTTTGATTTTGTCGACCAAACAAAATTTATACAACCTACTGGCATGCTGAATCATCTTACAAATCAAGGGTTTCATATCACCAATGATCACTTTCCTACCGAAGCACATAAAGAATGGTCAAAAATTATTAAAACAGGCTTGACTTTAGACTAAAATCATATATACTTGTATGCGTAGTGATACGCATTAGGCAAAAACAAAGGAGGCTTACATTATGGCAACACTAGCAGAAATAAGAGCTAAATTGCAGGCTCAAACATCAAAACCTTCAGGTGAAGGCGGCGGTGACAATGCAATATACCCCCACTGGAATATAGGAGAAAACACTGAAGCAGTGGTTAGATTCCTTCCAGATTCTGATCCAAACAACACTTTTTTCTGGACTGAAAGAGCAATGATCAAATTGCCGTTCAATTCAATTAAAGGTGAACCAGGATCATCTCCAGTACAAGTACAAGTACCTTGTATGGAAATGTATGGAGATGCTTGTCCAGTACTAGCAGAAGTTAGACAATGGTTTAAAGACAAATCATTAGAAGACATGGGTAGAAAATACTGGAAAAAACGTTCGTACATTTTCCAAGGATTTGTTGTATCTTCACCGATGCAAGAAGAGGTAACTCCGGAAAATCCAATCAGACGTTTCATTATTGGTCCACAAATATTCAACATTATTAAGAGTGCTTTGATGGATCCTGAAATGGAAGATCTACCAACTGACTACACAAGAGGTGTTGACTTTAGAATTAACAAAACTACCAAAGGTGGTTATGCTGATTATTCAACATCAAAATGGTCAAGAAAAACTTCACCACTCACAGCAGAACAACAATCTGCAATAGACACAAATGGTTTACACAACCTTGGTGACTATCTACCAAAGAAACCAACTGAAGTAGAAATAAAAGTCATCGAAGAAATGTTTAGATCATCTGTAGATGGTGAAGCATATGATACTGAAAAATTTGGTCAGTATTATAGACCATATGGTGTAAAAGCACCAGCAACAAGCACACCAGCACCGGCACAAACTCCTGCACCAGCAGTAGCAGAACCTGTGACTGAAACAGTTGCTCCAGTGGTTGCACCAGAACCAGTAGCAGTAGAGACAGCACCAGTTACTCCTACAACTGAGCCTGCTCCTGAAACAGGATCGAAAGCAGAAGACATTCTTGCTATGATCAGAGCAAGACAACAAAAGTAAATCAATTAGGGGGAGGCAACTCCCCCGTTGACACAATGCATAAAAGTTCGTATAATATATTGAAGAGGTAGATATGGTAAAACCATTTGACGTAACAAAGTTTAGAAAAAATATTACAAAAAGCATCGATGGCCTTGGCATAGGATTTAATGATCCTACAGATTGGATTTCAACAGGCAATCATGCATTAAATTATTTGATATCAGGAGATTTTTACAAAGGCATTCCGTTAGGAAAAGTAACAGTGTTTGCAGGAGAATCTGGTTCTGGAAAATCTTATATTTGTTCAGGTAACATTATAAGGGAAGCACAAAAACAAGATATATTTGTTATTCTAGTAGATTCGGAAAATGCACTTGATGAAGCATGGTTAAAAGCAGTAGGTGTTGATACATCAGAAGAAAAACTGTTAAGACTAGGAATGAGCATGATTGATGATGTTGCAAAAACAATATCTAATTTTGTTAAAGAGTACAGAGCAGATTATGGCGACAAAGATCCAGCAGACAGACCAAAAGTACTATTTGTTTTAGATTCACTAGGCATGATGATGACTCCTACAGATGTTGATCAATTCAACAAAGGTGACATGAAAGGTGACTTAGGTCGTAAGCCTAAAGCATTAACGGCACTGGTAAGAAACTGTGTTAATATGTTTGGTACATTAAATGTTGGAATGGTTGCAACTAACCATACGTATGCATCACAAGATATGTTTGATCCTGATGACAAAATATCGGGTGGGCAAGGATTTGTGTATGCATCAAGCATTGTTGTAGCAATGAAAAAATTAAAACTAAAAGAAGATGAAGCAGGCAATAAAATTACAGATGTAAGAGGTATTAGAGCGGCCTGTAAAGTTATGAAAACAAGATTTGCAAAGCCTTTTGAAGGGGTGCAAGTCAAGATTCCATATGAAACAGGCATGGATCCTTATTCAGGACTTGTTGATCTGTTTGAAAAGAAAGGCCTAATTACACAACAAGGCAACAGATTGAAATATATAACTGCAGATGGTAAAGAAGTTCTTGATTACAGGAAGGCTTGGACCGGCGAGAAACTAGATATTGTCATGCAAGAGGTAAGTAACCAAGTTGCTATCATTGATGATGCAGAAACAAACGATTTAGAAGAGGCAGTAGAAACACAACAAGATGGAGATTCAGATGCTAATTGATATGTGGGGCCTTATGAAGGCATATGTCAGTGTGAAAGAAAGAGACATCGTGGCTACTAAATTTGTTGATATTGCTTTAGACAACGGAGTATCAGACAGTGAACTGCAAGAACTAATTGGCATGGACGATGAATTGGATGAAGCAGTGAGAGAAATTCTTTCAGATGATGAGGATCAAGCAGATTACGATTACAGCGATGATTACGCCGGCGAAATATCAGATGATTATTAATGGCAAATTGGTTTTCCATAGTCAGTTCAGACATCTCTAAGATACCAGACGCAATCTTACATTATGAAGCAGAGTTAGACAAAGCGGCTGTTGAAGTAAAACTTCACGGCAATTTAGAAAAACAATCTGCATCTATGCCTGGTGTTGTTGAAGAACGATTCAGACAACTTCAGGAAGTAGAAGGTATTCTTAAACATTTGGAAATACAACATCGCAGACTCAGAACAAAACACTACAAAAAATATTTGGAAAATTATCAACGTGCTCTTACATCACGTGATGCAGAAAAATATGCAGAAGGCGAAGATGAAGTGTGTGACTATGAAGCGATAGTAAATGAATGGGCATTGTTGAGAAACAAATGGTTAGGAGTAATCAAAGCACTTGATCAAAAACAATGGCACATTACAAATATTGTTAAACTTAGAGTAGCAGGAATGGAAGATGCCAATCTATAAAGCAGTCCATTTGGAAACAGATTTTGATTTCATATTGTCGCAAGATTATGATACACATTATGGATCTTGCATAGCACATCAAGTGCATGAATTAAAAGACATACATGATAGATTTGGCGGAATGCCTGACACTTATAATAATGATAATACACAAATAAGCCAACTGTGGTTTGAAGATGGTCAATTGGATTTTGCAGATATCAGTAAACAGTTGGATATTGATATTGTAAGTGTAAGTGCTATCAGACTCAAACCTGGCAACACTATTCCTTTGCACAGAGACACATTTTACAAAATTAAAACACAGTATCCGGACGATGAAAGACCAAAGGTCCGAGCAAATATTAATCTAGAGGACTGGAAAACTGGACACATCATTCAGTATGATGACAAGGTAATTACAGGCTGGAAACAAGGCAATGGTCACCTATGGGATTCAGCCATAGAACATCTTGGAGCAAACTGTGGTATGGAACCTAAATACAGTCTTCAAGTATCCGGCTTTTCTACAATTTAACTATAATTTATTCTGATGTTTTACAGTCAAATGTTTAAGCACTTTTCCTTTGTTCGGTCCGTTCTTAATTGTATATCCTGATGTACCGTTCCCGTTTACTTCGACAGAATTAACCAAAATATGATTCACTCTGCGTTCACGTTTTTCCTTGGCTTGGCTTCGGCTAAAACGTGACAGTACATCGTGCATTCTCTGTTTCATACACTTCTCCTTCTTCGTTAAAACCTACTTTTAACCGATGTAGATCGATCACTTTTTTACCATGTGAATGGTAGTTTTAATTATCTAAAAATTTAATACTTTTTGATAGGTTAGGATAGTGTTCTTTTGCAGGACTCATCAGATCAGCATTATGTTCAGGCAACTGATCCAGTAACAATATGCCTAACGCACAATCTTCAGGAATCATGTTGTAGTGATATCCTGTGTGTTTGAATGTGGGTTGTGCAGTCCACGAACTAAACATTTCATCTCTACCATCATGCCGTACCAGTTTCAACCATTCATAAAGATCAATGTTGTCTGTCAGTATTGCTCCGCCCTTACCAATTTTTAAATGTTTTTTGTGTTGAAAACTCAAACACATATCTCGGC